ATTGGATCTAATAAAGGTATGATGCATGAAAGAGTTGATTATATAATTCGTGTGGTGGAGAGCTTGGATGCTCTTGAAGCATGGAAATTTGTCAAGTACTGTTTTGATTTTGATAATGGGTTTGATGATGATGAGAAGATGCGAAAGAAATTAGAGGAATTTAAGCGAATTTTTTATGAGTTTAACGAATGTGACATTAAGGATCTGAGAACAGTTAGGACTGTGTTTGAAACTGTTGCATATGAAGAAGATAACCCTAAGTGGTGTGTATCGGATATGTTTGCTATTGTTTATAAATTTCGGAACCTTGGCAGAGGAAGCCACAGTGCAGCAGATGTTGATTTTCATGTTATGCAGGCTGACTGGCTCATTTCGTTGAAAGCTAAATTTAAATATACATGGGCCTGGTCAGAAATAAAAACCGATTACAGAGAAGCAATGAAACGCAGTATTTGTGATGAAGACGAGCATTTGAGGGAACAATATGGTGCGTCTTTTGATTCTTTTTTAAGTTGGAGGTCAGAAATGTTTGTTTTGTTAAATAAACTAATGAAGCTAACCAATGGAAATCCGTTGGTAGCAACAATAATTCTTCATCTTGGAGTTTTTTTGTTGTCCTATGTTACTACCCTAATGGTGGGATGGTTGATGATAAAAACCGCGTCTACAATATGTAAAGTATATCGACACCTCACTAATGAAGAAGAAGAACATTATAATGTAGGGGGAGGAGTGCCTTGTGAGCACTGGGTTTCGGAAATGGAAGCTCAGTCTAATACTAGGGAAAACCTCCCACGCTTGAATCATAGGAATCGTGCTCCAATGCGCGGTCATTCCTACACTGACCGTGTATCTACGAATGTTGGTTTAGTGACGAAATTGTCACAAAATTTACTTTTGGCGCGTTTCAAGTGTAGAAAGGGTTATAGACTCGCACAAATGAGTTTTATAACTGGAAATACAGCTGTAATGGCTTCTCATGAATTTAGAGCTTATGGAGAACCGATAGAAATAACAATTTTTGGGGACAAATTTGATTTTGACAATCCTGATTCCGGGTGTTGTCATTTATCGGAGAGAGATTTCTCAATAAGGTACGATAACAAAAGAGATTTGTGTTTTGTTACCGTGAGTCAAAAGCAGTGGCATGCAATGCCTTCACTCTTGTCAAAGTTACCTTCCCGAAATGATAAAGTTTCAGAAGGTGAAGTTGTGAGAGTAACAAAATATGGTCAAGAAATTGATCATGGTTTTACTACATTGTTAACCGTGAGAAACTGTGAAAGTGTTAAAAACTTTGGAACAGGACTTGACGCTGATGTAATAGGACCAAATGGAGAAAGTGTGTATAGATATAGTGTACCAAATTATGCCACTGCTGTAGGCGGTGGAGGACTTAGTGGGTATTGTGCTGGATTGTATTTAGATCTGACACAAACAACTTGTATACGTTATATGCACATAGGACGAGTTGCTGATGATTCAATAATGGTTCCCTTGTATAAGGAGGACTTTGTTGGTCAATTAGCTGAGGCACAGGGATATTCCATTGCACTACCTTCCGTAGTTGATGAATGTCTTTGTAAGTATGAGAATGAAGGAATTCGTATTGATCAAGGTTGTTATGTTGGAACATTGAATAAACGTTTTAACATTCCCACCGAGACAACATTGGAGGAAAGTGTGTTTCTTCTTGCGAAGGAAGAAATTCTTGGTTATAAAAGTTGTCCAGTAGCACCAGCTATGATGGAGAAATTTGTAAATGAGAATGATGAAGTGATTTCACCATTAGCGAAAGCTGTTGCGAAAATTTCCGAATCAAAACCTTTGAGAATGACTTCGTGGATGGAAGAGTGTTTGTTTGAGCAAAGCTCGCGCTATACAGGGAATTTTTCCAGTGGCGTTCCAAAAATTCAGTGTGTTCCGTTGACAACGGCGCAAGCCATTTTTGGAGATCCGTCTATGAATGTGGACTCTGTG